AGCAATAATATGACTTGGATCGCCCGAACTATGTCGTGCCGGAATACCAAATCTACTATTAGAAGCCGCTATATTTGTTCCATTCTTTCTAAACCACACATCTGCATCTTGGCTGCTATTAGTCGTATTCTTAAATTGTATAGAAAATTGCAAGTTGTAAACACCTGCATTCCTGACGTTCATCCGTGAACTATTGGATAAATACACTCCATTAGAGTAGTCAGTTGTATTTAATGTAATAGCATATGCAGTCGTAGTATTAGCAGCAGTCTGGTTCGTAGAGTCCTGAAACGCTCCGTATGGCATCGCATCAGTAAATGCAGCCGCAGATACAGGAGTAAAGAATAAAAGGCTCTCTTTGCCTATACGATCGTCAAATAGCGTAGTAGTAGTAGTATTACCTGTCGCTAAACTAACCGTACCAGTATTGTTCGTCTTACCGTCCATAATTCCACGGACAACCTCAGATACAGCACGTTCATCAGCACCGAATACAGGTAGAGTACGAAACTGTACTGATCTAGTCATCGATTGCCCTGCTGAGTAATTTCAATCTCACAACCGACAATAGTTTCCCAATTAGCATTAGTAGGAGTTACCTTAATACGATGGTAATTACCGTTAGCTCTCAATGGCACTCTGTTGTCTGAGTCTGGTGTAGCTGTTGTTCCGAATTCGACGCTATCTGACAATAGTTTTCTACTGGCAACTGCAACTGACGCGATTCCATTATCGATAATAGGTTTTGCCAATGTGATAATAGAACGTCCAATGTCAATGTCTCCAGAAGTAATATAAGCAGCTTGCAATGCACCAGAGAAAACCACAATTCTCTGATTTCTAACACCAACGAATATAAGCTGACCACCAGCCCAAGTACGTGAATCTAACGGTATCTGCTCTGCCGTGTTATCGATACTTGGCAATGTAATTGTGCAATTTGACGTAGTAATAGTTGCACCAGTAGCTGCCGTAAATGTAAATGTATTTGCACCAGTTCTTGTTACTTGGAATGTTCCATCTACTCCAGCACCAGATGTAGCATCAAATAATACATAAGCATTAGTCTCTAACCCATGATCCGTTACAGTTACAGTAACAGTAGTGCTACTTTGTGTATACGTACCAGTTTTCTGGTTTGTAGTATCAAAATAGTAAATATCTAACTGCTCAAGTGTGGCACTAGGTGTCAGACCATACGCTAAGAAATTAACGTCAGTTAAACCGTAGCTCCACTTATTCAGATCAATCGAGTAGTACAGCAAGAATCTGCGACCAAAGTTATTCTTAAAGTTCCAAATAACTAATTTACGTACTGGATCAATGGTTGCACTCATACCAGTCTGGATTTCACTCAAACTGACATTATCAAAGAACCAACGATTAACCTTTTCTAGCCCGATGTTCTTAACAGACTTACCATCGCACATATAAAAGCCGTCATCAGCTAGAAAGTACGTTAAATTACCAAACTGAGCGATAGAACCGTTAGACATACAGCCTAAAGTCCTAGAAATAGCGTCAAATTGGAAGAAGAACGGACTACCTGCATACGACATACGATAAATAGCACGTTCTAAGAAGATTAGACCGTATTCACCACCTGCTATACCTGTAATGTCACCGCCATCAGGTACTATTTGTGAGTCAGACTGAGAAGCAGCACCCGGAGTCCAGTCAGTCTCGTCATTAATATCAGACCAGTAGACCTTATTCTCCTCACCACCTACGTTAGCAGCTACAACAAAGTCTCGAACTACAGTTACAAATTTAGCAGCAGGAGCAGCAGCAGCCAAATCTTCAAAGTAAGTCGATGAACCTAAATCATAAGCCTGTAACTGGTCTGCACCGTTAGCTAGAATCATCTTAGAGCCAAACTGAGTAATATCCCATGACTCAACAGTAGAATAGCCAGTAGTCGTTACTGCATCTAAGCCAGTATTACTAGGGTTAAACTTGTAAATCTGTGTAGCACCAGCAGCAAATAGCGTAGACGCACCAGAAAACTTACCAGCAAATGCGACTAATAAGTTCTGACCTGCATTAGATGAGTAATCTACAGCCTCACGCAACGGAGCATAGCCATTAGTAACTGGATAACAATTATATGCATCCATTACAGCACCAGTAACACCCGGCTGGTCTGGCAACCACTCACCGAAGATAATCTTTTGCTTTGCCATTACTGTTTAGCCCAAGTAGTTGATTCTGGAGTTACTACAGTCCATTGATAACCAATAACATCACCAATAGCACCCACATCTGCATTGGCTGTAATAGCAGCAGAACTAGAAAATACTGAGCTACCATTTGCATTAACAGTAGCTGTACCATTAATAGAAGCAGCACCGACAGTCACAAACGTAGCGTTAGCCGTTACCGTAGCAACACCAGTAATACTTGCTCTTATAGCCGGAGAAGAATCACCGATAGCCGTTACAGTAGCCGTACCTGTAATGCTAGCTCTACCGCCATATATTGCTAATCCTGATGCCAATACCGTTACGTTACCGATAATGGACGCACTAATACCTTCGTTCTCACAATAGCCAGAATCCCAATAGCCAGCGACAACGTATAGGTCAGGAGAGCTTAGGTCATCTTCACCGTAGCCCTGAACCCAATAATCAAAATCGACATAATTGTTAGCCATTTACCTCTACCCAAGTCTGAGTTTCCTCGTTCCATGAGTACATTTTGCCATCAGTAGGCATAGCTACTGGTGGCTGCCATTGTGCATTAGCGTCTAGTGTCCAACTCGCATAAGGCTTTGGTGGCACGAACGCATCTATATCTGCATTGTAGGTATAACCAATGCCAGCGTAGTTACCACGATAAGGAGTTCCACCATTATTGTGGACATTTCCTATTGTGTTATAGCTAGTACGCTTACATACCTGACCACGAAAGTCACCATACCAAACTTCCCAATCAATACCATCTTCGCCTTCGTCTTTTCCGACAATGACTTCAGTAACAATATTGTTTTCATCAAGAAATGCGTAATGAGCCATTATTCTTCCCTCAAATTCAAACCAGTAAGACTTTCGTCTGAACCTATATAGCCTTTAACAAAAGTATTAAATGCAATACTAATACGTGTATTGTCATCTTCTTTAGTCTGTACCATGTGCGTTAGATGCGATGGGAATAGAATTAAGTCACCAGCACCAACCTCAAACCACCACGATTCAGAGTTATAAGGATTGTATTCAGCAGCAGGAACTTTAATCCGCTCGTAACCATCCTTGTAAAAGTAAATCTTATCTACTTCTCTATTAGCCTGTGGATAAAACACACCAGATACGACGCTATTTGGGTGAGCGTGTTTATGGTGGTACTGCCCTGCTTCCGTATAGTTAGCCCAACTCTGCGTTAGATACAGACTCACATCGAACTTAGGAGCGTGTATTGCCTTAAAGTATTCCAACATCGAATCTTCAATAAAATCACGCAGCTCAGTTAATTCCTTGTTCTTTAGAATCTTGCGATCTTTGCTAGTCGTATTACCTTCGTTAGCGTAATGCTCCTGACCTTTAATGAACTCTAATTCAGCTTCAGTCAGATCACGATCAAACTTAAAGAAAGCAACTGGAGTAGGAAAAAGATTGTTAACTACCATTGAATAGAACCAGTTCCGGCAGTAAATGTATAAATAGTATTTCCACCAGATGTGGTTTTTGTATAAGTTAATCCAACACCAATTGACATTAAATCTGCGGAAGTTGATAAATAAGAAATAATTACTACTCCTGAACCACCAGAACCGGAAGTAACGCTAGAGTCACCACCACCACCACCAGCGCCTAAATTAGCTGTTCCTGAAGTCGCTGTATTAGGTGCTTTTGCTCCATTACCTCCACCGCCTGTACCACCAGTTCCGGGCGTAACAGTTCCAGAAGAACCACCGCCACCACCACCAGCGTAAGTTACTGAGCTTCCTGAAATACTTGATGCTGTACCATTACCGCCATTTCCGGCAGATGGATCAGACCCATTTCCACCAGCAGCAGAAGCACCGCCGCCACCGCCAGTAGGTCTATTGCCGCTAGTACCAGTACCACCAGAACCACCGTTATTCCCTTGTGATGGACTTGTAGCTGGAGTATTTCCAGAACTTCCCGGGCCTAATACTCTACCGCCGCCTCCAGAACCTCCGTTTTTACCTTCAGTTCCGGGTGAATCATTTGAACCACCACCACCACCACCAGTAGAAGTAATAGTGCTAAATACTGAATCAGAACCGTTATTACCAGCACCAGTAGTAACACTAGCTCCACCAGCCCCCACGGTAACGGTATATTCTGTTCCTGCTGTAACGGATAAAGCCGTTCCAGTTCTAAATCCACCAGCACCACCACCACCACCTAATCCTGTACCACCAGAGCCACCACCAGCCACGACTAAATAATCAACACTGGTAGGAGCGGCAGATCCACTAGCCATTGCTTGCATCAATTTAGTAAAAGCAAACATTATTAAACCCTTATGGTGTGTAACCTTGAGCGATAGAGCCGTACCAGTTAGTACCGTCAGCCACAAAAGTTAAGATATCCATCTTGCCAGCAGCAGCCGTAATTGTCGGAGCACCAGCAGTACCAAACTTCACACCTGTAAACGTAGCAGTACCGTTACCAGTCGATGCAGCTTGCTTTAACAATAGAATGAAACTTTTGCCAGCCGTAGCAGTAGGCATAGTGAACGTACAAGCCGTAGACGCTGTCAATGTAGCCGTTTGAACTGTGCCGTTAGTCAATGCCAATGTATGTGAGCTTGATACTGTACCGATAGCAACAACAGACTCAACGTAGTTTGTAACTGTCGGATTATTGACAGTAGGAGATGTGCCAAATACAGCAGAACCTGAGCCTGTTTCATCCGTTAATGCAGCCGCTAAATTAGCTGACGATGGAGTAGCCAAGAATGTAGCTACGTTACTACCTAAACCACTAACACCAGTACCTACAGGAAGTCCTGTGCAGTTAGTCAACGTACCAGATGCCGGAGTACCTAGAGCACCACCAGTTTGATATTTGTCGCTATTAAGATTCGTAAAGTTGGCATCAACTTCAACATAACTAAGGGCTGAACCCTTACCAGCACGAGTAACGATAGTAGACATAATTTACCCCTTATGCCAAAGTTACTGAAAGA